AATAACAATGGTTTATCATCACCTGATTCCGCACGTGAGGCCCAATAAACAGTATCTACATCGTTACCAGTCCAGCCAATATTAGACATCCAAGGAATTTCTATATCCGGAGCATTTGGAATCATATTATGAAGTAGTTCGAGAACTTCCCAGCGTTTTACTGGTCTGTCCAAAGTTTTATCTACTGCCGGCCATACATAATTAGGATGAGGATTATCTGGTTGAGTCCCATCAGCATCAAATAATTCTGTATTGTAAGTTTCAACTGTAACTTCAAAGTAATTATCCTGTGTTGGAGCTATTTTTATTATTCGTCTTAATTTCGTTGTACCTATAGCAACAATATAGTTCTTTTGTGGGTCTATTTCCCATCCACCGGATTCTTGAATTGTTACTTGAGAATCATTAACAGAATCTACAGTGTATTCATCTACACTAATATCTTCTTGTGATTCATCATAACTTCGTAAATAAAGTGAGTCTCCTTCTGATGCTAATATATTTCTATCAAGTTGCACCGTATGACTATCTATTTTTTGCACTACTCTATAAGTCTTTGCCCAGTTGGGCACATTACTTTGAATACGAACTACTTCACCTAATTTGTATCTAACTGCATCTTTGTACATCTTAAAACTATTGACGTTTCGTATGAGACGATTGCGTTCAAGAGCGTGCCATCCAATACGATAACCAAGTGAACGGGAATTCACACCAATGCCTTCATACGAGAGTTTTCTTGTGTAAAGACCGGCATTCTCATTATAAACTGGTACTGGCTTGCGTTCATAACCTAAATCTGCATCACGATAAAAAACATCTATACCACCAGCCATTTCAGATTTAGGTGTCCATGAATTTGTCCAGCTTTTTGTCATCATATTATCAAAAGTAACTAAATCAATAGGCTCGTCAACTACCTTATCAATCCAACCAGTTAAGACATTGCCCTGCCAATAAGGATAGAATCTTCCAACCTGTGCTATTTCATAAGCCAGAGAATAAACATCTGTTTCATAATCGACAATTAAATCACAAGTCATCCTATCTTCATTATTTCCTTTACCATCTGGTACTTGTGTATCACACCACTCAGCCCATTCGTAGAAAACAGCTAAATCGACTTTAGATGGATTTAATCCCTCATAACGTTCTATTGTGTATGGTATTGTACTGCCATTACCACTAATAACAGGCTGTGTTATTTCATCTAAAGCAACCCATGCTCTGTTACGTGTAAAACCAATAGCCCAAGATGTACCATTGTAAATATTTACTAATCTGTCATCACGAATACATTTAATATCCAAATTGCCACTAAGTTGCTCTGTTGCTAAAGCAGTTATTCCAATTAAAGCTTTTCCCGGTCTCTTAAAGGCCACATCAACTACTTCGCGAACTGTTCTTAAAGTTAAATCATCACCATATCTTCCGGGGTCTTTGTCAGTAGTTGTTTTTTGCACTCTTAAATCGTATTGTTTGCCTCTCTCACAGGTAAATCCCTGCTCGGATGCTTTATATGCTTTATAAATAGCAGACATCTGACTACCATTTACGGTAGTATTCAGAAGTGTGGTCCAAGAAGATAAACCTCTTTCAGATATTTGAACTTTTACACCGACAGAATTACTACCTCTTTCCCCCATGTCATTATAAGACCACAAACCTTTAGTAAAAGCTAAGGTGTATTCAATGTCATCAAAAAACTCGTTTGGTGTTGTAAAAGTATAAGCACCACCATCATAAGTTATTTCTGCTTTTGGACTGTATTCAAGCTTGGTTTTTTCAAAACCAGTCATACAAGTCTGGTCGAAAGTTCCTTTTCTTTCCTGAACAGAAATACCAGGAAAATTTCCTATAGGTTGGTCGTTTATATACAATTGAATATAACCTTCAGTTGGACCTTCACCATAACAAACAATCATATATAATATTTCATCACCATTCTCATCAACATCAGTCCAACGACTTACAATATTACCATAATGTAAATTTCTACCGTGTGCCTTTGGTAATGGTATTCCTTCTCTTTGAAGTGTGTGTGGATTCCAACCAAAACTCTGACCTTCAGATTTTTCTGTTTTCTTCGGCTGTCGAACATCCTGATTAAAAAGTGAAGCACCTAAATAGCTCAAAGCAAACGAAATTGCTACAGGTACTACAACATACTGTACCAACAGAGAGACTAATGCCCAGAACCAACCAACTCTTGGAAAGATGTCTATTCTGCTTCCAACTTTTACTCTTGTTTTTTTATAATCCTGTGATTTTATTTCTTTACCATCAAGAAATATTGATACATCATAATCAGCAGCAAATCTGTTTTTAATTGTACTTATCTTTTGTCGTCTGAAAGAAACTTCTTCTATCGACAGACATTCCTTTTGAACAGGATGATGATAATTATAAATATAAAAAGTTTTAGACATTGTGTATATAATATCCTTCAATCAACATGTTCCAAGGCCAACAAGTCAATCGTTCTTTACGAACTATATATTGAGATTTTTGTTTATCTTTTTGATACTCAAAAGGTGGTTCAAAATTAGTATGAATAAAATGTAAACCATCAGGCCAGACAACCCCACTGTGCCAGTTAGGATTTTTAGATGCCCCACAAAACAAAACAATAGATGGAATTACAATCTGACTATCTTCAATTTTTTTAATACCTTTGTGTGGAAATTCAGGTAAATCAATATCGAATAAACTAAAAATTTGACGACAAAAAGACCAGCATACATCTTTATCCAATTCAATATCAATTTCAGAAATATTATCTGACAAAGACACCTTAGTATAAGGTCTGTTAATCATTTGTTTTATCTGTTCTTCTACACTATTCACGATTGAGTCACATTAGCGTCTACGCCAATTTCGCCTCCAAAATGTTCTGCATTGCCTTTACTTCGACAATCTTCGAGAGTTCCTTCACAATTTGTTTCCAAACCCGTGTATTGACATCTTGGCCCTTTGAATAATTCCGGTGTAGCATAAGGACAAGAATCAGCCATTTGAGTTCGTAATGGATAACGCTGTGTTAATGAATTAGGAATACCAAGTGTAAAAGTTACCCAGTCCGAATCACTTTCACAAATAAGCATATCATAATCAGCTTCGAGAGCAGGAATAGATTCATCTAAATAATTTGAATTTACTTTTATAAGTTTTACCTCAGTTCCGTATGCACCCTCAGTTTCATTAATTATAGTCTCTAATACTTTGTTAGCATTTTGTGAAACACGAAGTGTGATACGTGGAATAGAACCATCACCACTTAATACTTGCTGTCCAACTTCTATATTATCAGCTTCATAAAAGTTACTTGCATATTCAACTTCCTCGGTATTACGTGCAAGTCTTTTAGTGTTATAATTAGGTACAGCAATTTCGACAAGCCACATCCAAGCACCACCAGTATTAGACGTAGCTAAATCCTGATTCATATTTGCTGGTAAATCAAGAGGCATTTAATGTACCCTTAAAACTTGTCTGAAACCAAATTCAATTTTCCATTCTTCTTTTTCACCATCCAATTCACAAAGCGGTCTGTGCATAAATTTAACTGCATAGGTAATATCATTTTGCTCATTTAACCAAAATATTCCGACACCCTTGTTATTATCATAAAAAGAATCTATTATTTCTTTGTCTGTCTGAGAAACGTGTCTCAAAGTAAATGTAAAATTCTTTGGGTCAAAAGTAAATTGTTTGTTAAGCAATGGATAACCACTCGCATAACTATCTACAATCATAGTTTCATCACTAAAATCATCAACAAAACCCTCTCTTTTTGGTGAAGTATCAAGTGTTGGAAATAATGCTGCTGCAAATGCTTTCTTTTGTCTTATTTCTAAAGTAAAAGTTGAAGCTTCTATTGTTTGAAGCATCCCACTTAGCACTTCATAATCACTTAATAATAAAGAGAATGTTGAAGGAGATACTATTTCAAGAGTTCCTAATATGTCAGGAGTTAATTCATTAAGAACTAAAGACAAACTATCTGGAGTTACTACCATACCTGCTAATATATCAGGTGATATATTATCTAATAATAAAGACAAAGTTGTTGGAGAAACAGAGCAACTAAACAATTCCTGTGGTTGTAAATCATTAAGAACTAAAGACAAAGTTGTTGGAGTTACAGAACCACTATATAAAGTATTTGGTGACTCGTCATTTAATAACAATGAAAAAGTTGATGGAGTTACCAAACTACCGGAAAAAATAACGATACTTTCATCATTCAATAACAAAGAAAAGGTTGATGGAACAATAATCTCTGTCGTTCCTAATATATCAGGAGCTAAATCATTTAGTAACAAAGATAGAGTTGAAGGAAAAACTACCATGCCTGCAAGTATATCAGGTGATAAATCATTAAGAACTAAAGATAAAGTTGTTGGAGAAACACTTGAATTTACAACTACTGACATATTTTGAGTAAACCCATCACCTGCATCTGAAACCCCATGATTGTAAGTCATCAGTCCATAAAAATACCTAAAATCATTTTGATGCCGACATCTTATTGTTAGAGTGTCTTGAAGTGTTCCTGTATGACTACCAGTACGAATATAAGCAGTAAATTGACCTACACCAAAAGACCCACCATCAG